AAATAGATCATCAACACGATGTGCCATTACTTTCTCATAACCCGTACGAACAGGTGTGCTAGTATACCCAACTGCCTGGATGCCTGATGAGTGTTGAACCGATGTCATGTTAGTACGTTTAGAGCTGTCTCTATCCGCACCTGGCGATAGCAGCGAGACACTACTTACGTATTTAGCAGGCCCATCCCCTTCAGTATAACTATCTGTCATACCTCGCAGGTTACGTATCTTAGCATCAGGTGTTAGATACGTGGTGATGGCTACTTTGGCACTATCAGGGGTTGACTCTGAAATAACACCAAGATCGTTCTTATGGAACATCCGTGAACGACGCACCATGGTTTTAGTAGACCGACCGCCTTGTCCTGCAAAGGTAAGGGTCTCGTGTTCTTTTAGATTATGGACAGGGTTAGAGGTTTCTACCAATTCCGTCGATTCATCCTGCAGAACATTCAACCATACCGCTTTAGGGTTTAAGTTAATTGAGGCTTTAGACAACATAGGTTTAGCACGATACTCACGCAGTGCTTCAACCATCTGCTTGTAGACCGTACCTGAGAAGCGTTCATAGCCACGAAGTCGCATGAACGCACTATCCATCTCTTTAGGATGTTGATCAGTTGCTACTAACTCTACGCTTCTAAACAACAACCCTTCAAAGGTAGTTGGCTCACCCATCTCGGTTAGAATCTCTTCGGTGATAGGGTCGATAAACATGGTATCCATCAATTCCATCTCTTGGATGAAACGGGCAGATAGGCCTTGTTCATTAATCACATTGAAGTAGACATCCGGATGATTGAAATCCTCAAGGTTATATTGCTTAATTGCGTTCTTGTAACTAACAAACCCACCTAAGATCAAACTGGCTTCACGATCAGCGCGTGATACGACTAAGGTTTCATCAGCAAATACAATCTTGTATTCCTGAGGAGCCAGTTGAACACGTGTGCCTACTGGTACACGTTTAACCTCTACACCCAAGCGTTTGATTAGCTTATCAATACCGAGTTTAAAGGCAAGCACTACACCCACTGGGATGTGTTTACTAAACACTTTAACGCTCGCCATTTCGATAGGTGGTTGGCTATCAGTAATGTTGATCACTTCGTAAAGCTCACCAATAGGCTCCATAGAGTCGTTATGATGGCGATACACCATCTCGCTACGATCCATCGTGTATACGTATTTACCCTGCTTGGCAATAACGACTTGATTATCTTGCTCGTAGACGCTAAGGTCACTAATACCTAGCACCTCACTGCGATTAGGATAATCCCAAGTAAACAACACTTCCTTAAAGGTAAAGGTGCGTATTTCTTTGGCAATGGCCGTGTAACCACGCGGTAGCACAACATCGGTTACCATAACATCGGCAAACGCTACTTTAGATAGTGGGCTGTTATCAGCCAATGTCATTTGGGTTAAATGTTTAACTAACCATTTACCGTAATCGTTAATTACTTTACCTGAACGCTCAACGAAAGTCTTCCCGTAATAACTGGTTAACGCAACGGTTGAAGCGGATGTTTTTCTAAGGGGGAGCACTCCCCTTTTAATAGTGGACCATATCTTCATCCCGAAGGATGCCTATCGTTTCGGAACTTACGTTCCTACTCTACTTGCTTTAATCGCTATACGCGACCACACGACTTTATACGTGTGTCATTAGACCTTTGGGCAAGGTTGTAGCTTTCGATGGCCTCTGAGCCCATCCCAGCCTCTAGATGAGGGTAAGGGACTTTGCTGCGTCGGTTGGATCAGATACTAACGTTTTTACCATGCCTGCTACTTCCATTACTGGAGCAGGTATACATGTGGTTTTCACCCATGCAGTGGTAGTTAGCATCTATTGATCTTTTCCCGCAATTAGATAGGTTTTCTATATCTCTATTACTAGAGATAGCGGACCATGATGAAGTTATTTCTTAACTAGTAGGAATTCAACCTTTGGATTTACTAATTTAACAGCATCGTGTACTTCTGACACTGTTGTCTTTCCTGGTAGATTGAAAAACTTACACACATCTAGAAATCTATCAAACGTCACTAGCTTATCAGATATCATCATCCAGTAAGCATGTCTTTTAAGTAACTTTTTGATAAGTGTAGCTTCAAGATTTCTATTATCCCAATGTCTATAGTTTATTGTCAGCAGAGAATAACCGTGAGCCTTTGCTATGTCACGTTTTATTGCGTCACGTTCTTTTACTTCCATTAAGGCCGCCTCACCACCAAATCTCTTAACAGGATGGTAGTGTTGTTTTCCATGGTACTCTATTAACACATCTGTACCAGTTATGTGGAAGTCGTAACGATATTTATACCCTTTTATTTTGAATTCTTGAATATAAGGTAATTTAACCTTTTCAAGTAATCTTCTAACACGTAATTCACCTTTTGATTCCCTACATTTAGGACAACCTGCTTTAGAAGTAAGATGTGCATTGGGAGTAGTAAAGAAAGAACCATGTGTTGAACACACTATCTCAACTTTAACTTTATTCCCTTTGTACTTTACCTTACTATAATCATACACGTCACCGTGTATTGCTTTAGCATCTTTAATGAAATCCTCTACAGACTTCATCTGTTTGTCTAAATGACACTTCGGACACCCACACCCCATAGCGTGAGCTTTTACTTGCTGTTTAAACCAACCATGAGTAGGACACTTAATATCAATATAGTCTTCGTTATACGCTCTATTCTGACGGTCGGGATAAATATATCGACCGTTGTGTAGCTTTTTGAACCGCTTGACTAATATTGAATAAGGTATTGTTCTAGCGCACGTGCCACAGCCATGACCTTTTCTAATATGGCTATCGGGCGTTTGCATGAACGGACCGTGCTCTGAACAGATGATTTCAACAGGAGTCATCATGTTAACATATTCAACATTACTATAATCGTAACGTCCTTTATGCTTACGGATAGCTTCTTGAATGAAATCGTCCTGTGTTCTTCTACCACCACAATGTATACAGGCTGTCTTTTTATTAGCTCTGAATAAATTAGATGGTGATACTTGAACATCTCCATGGGTTAAACATGTAACTGTAACTGGGGTATGTTTATTTACGTATTTTGTTTTTTCAAAGGTATAATCATCGCCAAACTTAGATTTGAACTTAGATATAAAATCATCATGTCTCAAATCTAGACGCTCTTGTTTTCTCTGATGCAATTCCTTAAGTCTTGATTTAACTTCACTCTTACACATAGTTAACATCCTCGTATATTCATAGGATGTTCTTTTTTATGTATAAGTTTTAATCCGCCCTTTGTGTGCGATAACGAATCTTCACACCCCCCGCTAGGAATGTACCATCTTCTTCTACTACAGGAAGTTTAAAACGAATCGTTGAGGGTTGACCCTTAACAGGGGTTAGCTTAACCGTATACATGTCATACTTATCCACCGCATCCACAACACGCTGTACTTGGTAGTCGGTTACTGCTACGCCTGCTTGTTGAATACCTAGCGTCATCGCCGCAATGTCTTTAGGCATGACGTTGTTAATATATTCGCGATGAAATGCATTAACAGTGGTATTTAACATGCTTTTATCAACCACCCCTTTAAGTTCAGGTAGGGTATCTTTAGGCTGATTCATGGTTACCGCAGTATCAGGTGCGGCTAACTGTTCAAGCGTACCTTCACCGTATGGGTTAGGTATACGTGTAAACTGATCTGCTAGTTTCACCATACGACGATACTCGGCACCTGATAAGATACCTGCATCTGCTAGCTCATCAGCCTGACTAACAATAGCTTGGGTCCTACGTTCAGCAATAGGGGGTACGACTGGTGCGCCAGCAATTGCATTATCAACTTCGTCATCTGCTTCGCTTTCAGCCATTACGGTACGCTTTTCAAACATTGCCATATAGAAACGACGAAGCTTGTCATTTATATCGTTATCCGTCTCCATCCATTCAACAAGATGACTTAGCGATAACACGCTGAATTGACCTGATTCAATAAATACCAAGTTAATGCGCTTTAAGACTTCAACCGGTGTATGGCTTAATGAAGTAACGCCCGCTTCACCACTTAACCAGAGGTAAAGGTCGAGATACGTTAATGACGCGTTCTCTTTAAACTGGGTTAATAGAGAGCGTGGCATATCACCTGGTTTAACTTTACCTACTGCACGTTCTAGATCATCACGTTCAGGTAATATTTTTGGTAATGCAACTGGGATAAAATGTTGACGGTCAGTCTCTTTCGCTAATGTGATGATTTCAGCATAAAGCGTAGTGTGTAGGTTATAATAGCGGTAGTATGTCGCTAACGCGTGTTGACGATAGTGATATACACTAGTTAACGAGGCGTAGTTACTCACTATTAAACTACGTGGGTCGCGTAAACCGCTAGCTAAACGACGCAGCAAGCGGTGCTTTCTAAAACGCTTATGGTAGTTCTGCACGTGCTGCTTATAGGCACCACGGTTTAGTCGTGGTGTGCCTAATTCGCTATTAAGGACTTCGATGTGGTGAATGAAAACTTCACTGTCATGGTTTAACAGCAGTGGATCACGCGCATCTATACCCATGTCAGTAGATGTAGTAGGTAGGTAATGGATGATGCTATCGCGTGGTAGCGTTAACGTATTAATGGGGGCGGTCTTGGGGTTAACAAGCTGTTGAGGGGTGCGAACACCCACCTCTCTATAGAACGCGTCGTATAAAGACATGCGACTAACCTCTTATTCACTGGATGTGGGATTAAACGCATGAAGCTGACGTCTAATCATTGCACGGGTTATGTAATGGGTCGTTGGATCTAATAACGTTTCCTGATACTGATATAAGGTAACATATTTACGTTTAAGGGTAATGAACTTAAACGGATCTAAACGGCTGGTTGTTAAATCTAACTTATAGTAAAGCTCAGCGTTACCGGAAGCTATCTTAACGGTGGTGAGCTCAACCCATAACCCTGCATTTGGTTTAGGGAGTGTCTCGGTAAAGGCATAAAGGTCCCTATCTCCCTCTATCAACCCGCGTAGCTGCTTCAGGGTGATAGAGGTGAGTAAGGGTGCAAGTAACTGCATTTGACCAAGATGGCTTATTAATCGACGTTTAAACGCCTCGGACCCACTTGCATGTTTAAGTGCATAGTGGCTTAATTCGCGGTGATGGCGGATAACGTCACGGTGGATAAGCGTGCCTATCACGCGGCTTGCACTCGACTAGGTTGAAAATGTCTTAGGTAACCTAAATCAGATACAATGCTCATGCAAGCTTTATACGCTTTAAAATCGCTTTCGGTGATGGTAATGCTAGATGGACCTGGTAATCCATCTTGGGGAGTGACGATAGGTGCAAACGTGTGTATAAACGTATTACTGCGACGATACGCTAACGCTAAGGTCATCATCTTCTCTTTCGCTAACGCCCCACCAATGAAGGTAGAGGGATAAGGAATCATCAGATATACCCACTGACGTTTACCATGTGCGGTAACGGTATTAACTAACAATGGATAGTTGTCATGTGCGTCCGTGATAGGAAAGGGACTTGCCTGTAGTGTATATGCGGTTTCATCTACTACATCTAACATCGCATCTAAGGTATCCTCTAGCGCTAGGTCAGTGTCAAACTGCATGAGTTTTTGGACGTAACCGTCTAGATCAGGGAAATAAGCAATAAAAGAAGGCAGGATAGCTTTATGGAGCGCGTTAGCATGATCGATAATAAGATCAATACCTTTGGTTATGTGTCGGTAGAAGTTTACCGCATCGACATGTTGATACGTGTAGTAGTTCATGGGATCATGGGGTCCTTCTGGCTGGGATTAAGTGAATTATCTTAAGGTCGCGTGCCTTATTTAACACACTTAACATTAACCCTAGATAGACCGTCTCAATAGGCGTGTCATCGCTAAGGTCATATTTCTTTTGCCTAGCTTTTAAAATATTACATAAGCGAACCGCATGGTTGTAGCATAGATGATAATCTTTAAGTGAGCTGATGCCGATGAAGTTATACACCTTCACGGTGGTTTTCCCGATGTGGTTATTAAGTGCATCGATGATGTAGTTGAGATGGTCGATGGCCATACCGATACCTAGCGGTGTAGATTCATCGCATTCGACGGTGCGTCGCATAGGGCTATCCTTACGTGTATGTGACAGGTTCATAACGATGCATGAGATTTACCGTGCGTTTACTCGATTTTTTCACAGGCACTTTTTGACGTTTGGGTTTCCTTCTCTTCCCCCCACGGCCCCCCATCTCTACCATCCTCTCCCGGGGGGATTCTTATAATCCCCCCTTTGGGGGAATGGGGTTGTCGCTACGCTCCGCTCATACCTAATAAACTAAAATGTTAGAAAATAATTCTCAAGTAAATTATAGTTATATTTTTATAAAAGTACAAGTAATAATTATTTTAGAAATAGACTACATTACAAGTAACCTATATTTAGTAATAAATACAAGTAACTAATAATTTTAAGTATAAATAATTATAACAAATGAAAGAAATACAATCAACACAACTACACAATAGTTTTATAAATTAAAAAATCAAATTTATTAAAACAGAAAACTAAAAACACACAGCCAGTAGGCGGATTTCGGGCAGGCGTCGCAGCGCGGCGTGGTGGCGCGCGAGTGTGGGGTAGGGTGATAGGGTAGGGTACGTGGATTAAATGGCTTAAAATGACGTACAGTGCTTTTTAAAGGCAAAAAAAGAAGAGAGGGTAGAAGGGACGTGACTCCCCCTTCTACGACACCCCCTCCTCTTTTACGTAATGTAGGTTACGTGGTTCGTGCTACAACCTACAGAACTTGACGATCAGGTACAACATAAGCTATTGTATCTGAAACACTTTTCTTATCATCCATTTCAATGCCTAATAATTTAAAAGCAGCAAGGATGGTCTCACGGGCTTTTGCACGTGTTTTAGCGCTCTTAGGGATTTCTATATGCCCTGCGCTTATGCTGCGGTAATAGCTAAACTGACCAAATATACCATCTTCACAGTTAAAGTATTTAGGTAGTTGTTTGCATATTGACTGTAATATGTTCTTTGCCCATTGTTTGTTAGTTACTTCAACGATAGTAGAAAGAATAATTCCCTCCGCCACTAGGACTTCACGTTCAGCTTTACGTTGAGAATTGCTAGTGTGGTATTTCAAAACTAATGCATTAACCGCATCGCTATCTACCACATCACGATCAAGTAGATTTAACGTACAGTGATACAAGTCTTTAAGTGGATCACCACTAATGACACTAGGTACTTCTGTTTCTATATGGCCGTCAACAGCTACCCCATGTGTGTTCTCCACGTTATACTTAGCATATTCTTCTTTAAGGTTAAATCCCGATGTGTTGTCGGGCTTATAGAAGTAATATACATCACCAAGACGTGCTGTAACCATACCAACAGTATTTAATACACGTAATGCACTTAACTGCACATTAGGCGCAGCAGTCAATACGCTTTCAACGGCATCATGAGTAAAGTTATCCGTACCATGTATCCATGCATCTGCAAGTATAGAGATGATAGAACCTGTAGGTTTATCAAGACTTGCAATATGCATTTCAAAACACTGAACCGTAGTGGTGTCTTTAGCTACTTGTTTGATCCAACGCATAAGGACCATGCCAATCTCATACGCCGAAAGTAGCTCCATTATATTTCGATTATCGTTACAATATAAAACATCATCGCGTAAACGAATCAAAGAACGAAGCAACGTTTCTTTCTCATTAATACTGCCGTCCAAGATGTTAGCTACAATATAGTGGTAATCACCAATAATTTGTTCGGTTTGTACACCGCTGGTAATAGGTGGTGTATTTTTGCGTCCCCAAACAGATGTTGCGGTTGTTTGCTTACTAGACCATTCACTGGGTTGTATATTTAAAGAGTTATAAGTTCTCATGGTTTAATTTCCTTAAGGGCTATTTTCGATTAGGGTTGTTAAACGATATAAGTTTCTTACCGTTATCTTTTGTTTCAAGCTCCACATCAAACCCTAAGAGGCTAAATGCGGTAGCGATGACGCTGACGTTATCAGCATGGTGTAAGGTAGACCCACGTACGGTTAGCACGCCGGTTTGTTCTTTTATCAGATCGATTTGTGTTGAAAACGTGTCATTTATAGACCGTGGTATATGCGGTGTGATCAATCGACTAATATCCATATAGGTATCGTATCTCATCGCAGTACGCGTTAACGTCAACAAGATCTGCATCGCCGTTAAATTAACTACGCGTGTTTTAGGACTTCTAACAGCATCCATGTACTCTTGGTTAGTCACTGCATCTCTTAGTAAAGACGTAAAGTTAAGTACGTCTAATGTTTTACCACCAGTAATCACATTGTTTGCAATTTTAAGTTCAGGTGATAAGTGAACACCATCTATCACTATCCTGGTACCAAACATATTCTCAACGGTAGCAACAGGTTCCTCAACAACCTCATCATTACCTACAAGATCTACTGTTACCGTGGCATCACCGTAGAAGTAGAGTTTATCAACACGTTTGATAATAGGTATCCCGGCTAAGTTAAGCACCATCAGGATACTGTTAAACGTATCAGGTTCATCTACCACGGCTTTTCGTAATAGCTCAATTCCATAATCTTCAATTGACCCATTAAACCAACCTTTAACAAGTATAAAGATTTCTTTATTTTTAATACCCGTATAGGTAGGAAGTAGCTGATGGTACGTTGTGTTTTTATAAGCCAAACGTTCTAATAAACTAAACGCAAGGTCTACCATGATTTGGTCTTCAAACCGATCTTTTAATCTAGCGTGTTTCTCAATATCGTGTTGAAGTTGAAATGCGTATTTGACAAAGCCATCAGCAGGCGGATTATCATCAAGTAGAAACTCTACCATCCGATCGTAACCATTTAACATAACGGATAACAACTGTGTCGGTAACGGGTTTTTAAATTTAGGTTTATCGTACGTCATGGGGTATTCCTTTAAGGGCAGGATGACGGCATAGTTGGAAGAGGCCTATGCCCCTTCCAACTTATATAGCGTCATTTGATTATTTTCAAGATGATATTCATAAGCCATGCGTTTCATCACATAGGTAAGAATATCAACAGTAAGTTCAGCATGGTCATTGGCTATACTTAACGTGGAAACGTGGATATTAGAATTAAATATACTATTATCGTGATTGACCGTATCGTACAGATTGACTGCAATGGTGTTGCGCTTTAGTTCTTTAATTGAAACAGTACGCTTGATGATTAGTTTGGTATTGTGATTACCAATGCCTTTATTTCGACAATACTTAAGTAGCCAGAACAACATTACACATTTACCATTGATGTAGTGCGGCACGCCTTGTTGCGTATCATAACTAGTCATGGTAGCGGTAGCTTCAGTATATAACGTTTCAATTATATACTCAGCAATACTTGGCTGATTAGGTCCCCAGATGGTTACTTTTTTAACTAAGTCAGCGAATACCTCTTTAAAACGTTTCTCTTCATCGTTTAACGTTGCTGGCATCATATAACGGCTCGATGTTAGCATAGCGCGTGTTTCCTTTCTAATTATCTATGTTGCTGTAAATATCACACGACCTTTTGTGGTCTTAATCATTCCACTGTACCAGCCAAACTGATCAAAACCACATGGGGTTATCTCATAGCCCCATTGTTTAAATAGTGCAATTATCTCTTTACGAGGTTTTCCAGTAAACCCTGTAATGTGTTTTCTAGCAGACGAGATAAGCGCAGGGTATTTACTACCCACCACATCTTCATCCAGATAAGCGCTAGGGCGAATGCTAGGATCAGCTTCTAACGCTTCAAGTTGTTTTTTAAGCTCAGTATAATGATGCACTTGACCACTACACATTATTGATATCCTTTAGTTAAAAGACAACGATGCCTTTTGCCGTGTGTACGCAGCCGGTTACCCAGCCAAACCCATCAGTCTCACCAGGCCCTACTTTAATTCCATTATTTTCAAAGTGAATAATAGCAGTATAGTTAGGGTTGCCACGTTCTGTGATGAATACATTTTCAATGAGAGAATGTATCATCGGATAGTGACGATGCACAAGATCGTTATTAAGATACTCCACTTTATCAAAACGGTCATCTTCACCTAATGCTTTAATTTGATTTAGAAGGTCATTGAGCATGGTGTTGTAATCTGTTCTCACATCCATTAAAATTAATCCTATTTATAAGTTCATAAAGGGCTATCGTAGGGATAATATAGGTTTAAAGATCATTAGCACGGCATAAGTAGGATGGAGTCTACCCCATCCTACTTTACTTAAGCGCTAACAACGCTAAACTTCCAACCAGCCATTTGATCATCGCGGTGGTCGCAGTCAGGGTCGTTAATAGAAACGTTACATGCGCGGTCAGTTTCAATCTTACCACTGGGGTGAATCCACGTAGTAGCAGTGTCTTGCGTCAGTCCTTTTTTCACCAAGGCTCCACACTCGCAGGTGTAGATAGCGATCTTTGGCATATGAGGACCTGAAGCGAGCGACATGTTACTATGACATGCTATGCATTTCATCGGTTACATTCCTCGGTTAATAGGGTTTAGAGACTCATGTAATAGGTATACAGCTGTAAAACCTTAAGCACGGGTAAGGTTAAACAATGCCCAATCAATGAGATCCGTACTTGCTTGCTGTAAACCTCCACGTGGGTCTAAATAGGCGTCTTTACTATTCAGATAGCGTTCAATATCATCCACCGCTTTACTATACAAATAGTTAACAGAGATCATATCACCGTCATACGTTACCTTCCATCAATATCGTTACTATTGATGCGCGTCATTACACGCAGCTAGGGCTTTCACCCGTACTAATTGCACACCGTGTCCATTCACGGTTAGACGAGACCATATCATCACCCTCCGTATTGGATAGGGTGGTTTCCATTTCCCCACCACTTGGCAGGTACAGGGTGGTGAACCCTTGGTCGTTGAACGTTCTTCCGCTAGGGAAGCTTCGATGCGGATCACCCAATCCCACACTCTTTTACCATACCCGCGATCATTACTCGCGGCCCCTAGCGCATTGCTACGCTAGGTTGGTGTTGTGGGCTCTAAGGGACTCCCCGTCAGTTAGAAAACGCTCAGTAACGGATTACGCCGTTACCGGACTGTATTTAACATATGGTTTAACCGAACCTCCACCGCCTACAACGTAGAGCGGCTCAACAAAATCACCATCATTCAAATTCTTTATCTGAAATCCATCTCTCACGTATTCTTCACCACGCGCTATTCTATTTGAAACTGTTGTCTCGGTCACGCCAAGAAAACGTCCTGCGGCACTGTAGCTTTCAAATATAAATAAACGATCATCTATTACTCGACGCATTAGAACCTCAATGTTCTGGGTTCTTAATCCCGACCGGACAGCGTGAGAATTATTCTCAGTACGCGTACACCATTCCAAGTTATCTAGAAAATCATCACCGGGAACACCATTTAGATGATTTACATCTAAACTTCTAACAGTGGCTGGATATTCTTTAAACGCCATCAACATTACACGATGTCTTAACTGATTCTGTGTTTTTCGTACATCAGATGTCATTCGATACGTGTAATAACCAGTAACCGCCCTAGATGCTTTAATAAAGACCCCGTCAGAGATCTTGTAAAGTATGCCTTGACGATTGATGACGTAGTTAGAGAACTTAGGTATAAGGTAGAAACCTGGATATGTAATAGATTCAACAGGACCGTTCCTAAAACTCGGAATTAACGTTTCGGGTTTGATATCGCTAACATCTAAAGCCAGCGCTTGTATTCTATCCCAATATACAGGTGCGTGTTTGAGTTCGTGAAAGACTAAGACTATAACGTCTTTAATATCTTTAAGTTTGAAATTAAATGTAGAATTAATTACCGATAGTGTTGTTTTAGCACCATCTAATTCAAGCAAGCCAGTTCGACTTACGGTGACTCGCTCTTCCGTAAAGGGAAGGAAGTCCTGGTTAAGTGTATTCTTTACTATGTCGAGCATCGCTATCTCCTATTATCATAGGATTAGGATGTTCTTTGACGTAGATATGTTAAAAGTTAATCACCGCCTAGACCAGCTAGTCGAGAACCATGAACCATAGCACTGTCCATGTAGCTATCGCTGTGATCGGTGTTAGGCATCTCTTTAGCTAACAGCTTATCTTCATCACGTTCCCATACATCATTTAACACATGACGCACAAGACCGGTGGTGGTCGTTCTTAAATATACTCTGCTGTAATACGTAGAGCCAATGCCCGTTACAGGGTAACGGGTAACAACACATTTGACTTTATCAAAACGTTCATAGCAATTAAGATAGAGTAATTCAGCCCAGGTAATTGGTCTGACATCTTCTATCTTTCTATCGTCTGGCAACTGAGTAATATCGTTAAAGACTTTAACTTCAGTCCCGTTGTCGTAGATTAATCCGATGTAATGATCGTCTATACTCGCATAACGGTTTCTAAAGAATCGATCTTGGAACTGGTTAATTAACTGCTCAAGACCTTCACTACTTACCATCTTATCAATAGTAGCAGGTTTAACATCTACCGTGACAAGTTTCAACGTCTTAGGATCAATCAGCCTGACACCACTGTCGCTCTGGCTGAATACCTGACCAATCAACCCTTGGCGGATGCAATACATAGAGAGAGGTAAACACCCTTTCAATGTTTGAAACAAACCTACCATGGTGTCGTGAACATCCGGCATCTTAGGATCATCGCTAGATACAGCAGATGTGGTCATAGCCGAAATAACGTTACGTGTTCCGTTGAAGATCTTACGACGGCCCCATTTACTTTGGATGAAACCACGCTTACCTTCAATCATTGTACGCAGCGTTTCGTAGATCTGGTTAAAGGCAACTTGCATACTCCAGCGTACGGAGTTAAACAGCTCCCCTTCTAAATTACCTTGCGTAACGCTGATGGTCTTAGCGATACTTAACACACGTCGATAGAGATCGTTAATCTCATCTTCTTTAACGCGCCCACCGTCACTGTTTTCTAAATCACGTAAACCTGCAGGAATAACAATCAAATGTTTAACGGTAGCTTTATCTTGATATTTCTCAATCAAGTCTATTTTTAAATCACGCTTTTTAGAACGGTTACGCTTTAATGCTAGTGACTTAAAATGTGACATAAAGAATGCATAACCCGTTTTACCATCCTGTGCGTTAGAGGCTTCAAAATCACTGGTCTTTTCATTAAAGACAGCATATGTCTTACCGCTTAAGATGTTCTTATAAAGCGCACGCATGGTCGTTAACGTTTTAAAGATAACCGGATGAAGTACCGGTACTTTCATGTCAATAAAAGCAAACTGATTATCTCTTGCCGCTTCACCCATGCGTCCGAAAATCTCTGTAGAGTAAAGTCCCTCAGGGTGAAAGTTAAGGTGGTCTTGACGTTCGTATATGTCAAGCGAACGTATTTCCGGCAATGAGCGTGTAAAGCTTACGCTGGATAATAAATCAATATTAAAGGGAAGTTTGTCGACTGACACGGATGACCTCCTTAGGGGGTGGTAAGTCGTTAAATCTATGATACGTCACTATATAACATAGACTTTTATTTTATTACACTAGGGGTAGGCTATGGCCGATGATATTAAATTCAATGATGACCTAGATAATGATCTAGGTGGCGATATGATGGACTTTGATTTTGAAGCCCAGAATGATGATCGCAGCCCCGCCACTATATTTGCTAAAAGCGCACTTAGTGGTGTTAAAACCACCATGAGTGATCCAGGTTTTATCGGCGATGTCGTTAAAGACGCTTTGCCTAAAGGTTATCGTTCTGCCCTAGATGTAGCCGATAATTTAACAGGTGAAATTCGCACAGTTTATAGTGAATCTGCACAAGCCCTCAAACCATCTATCGACGAATTCAAAAGAAATGCACAACAGCATCTTCCTAAGATTAAGAAAATACTACCTGATAGTCTAGGTAGTCGTGTCGAAAAGATGCTTGAAGTTAAGCGCGAAGCAACTAGCGAAGCGCCTACAAAACAGGAAGTTGAGACTGCTCAAATCAATAGCGATCTTGACCGTATGTTTCAGGCACAGGCAGCTAGCGTAGAAGTACAGCGTGAACAACAGACGCAGGATATTCTTCAAAATACAATTTCTGAAGAACGCCAAGATGCTCGCCATACTGCTAACATGACCGCTAGCGAGCGGATGATCAATGCATTTAATCGATTAGTTAGTTATCAGGATAATATCACCTCGCAATTTCAACGTCGTTTATTAGAACTCAATTATCGACAGTTCTTTGCACAACGTGACTTAGTAGATATATCGCGGGCTGGTTTTACTGATATAGTTAATGCTTTAGGTGCTATTATTAAAAACACAGCACTGCCTGATGAAGCTAAAGTTAATCTGTCTGAAACTTACGCCGATGAAGCACGTTCGCGTCTTGCCGGTCAGGCCTTGGATCATGTTGGATCACGCATCGCTGGGATTAGTCAGCGTGTTAAAAGTACGCTGGGTCAGAAAGTTAAACAACACGTTGATAACTTTAAGGAAGGGTTTAACCAAGGCTCTACCTTATTGGCAACAGCATCCTCTATGGAAGGGCTTGATGGTTTTGGCCCTAAACAAACAGGCGGGCAGAAAGCCGCTGATCTTGCTGGCGGTATGATAGGAGACGGTATAGCAAATCGCATCGGTGCCAAAGTTAGTGATCTTGCGGGTCGTGCTATTGGTCGTAGCAATAAAGCAACCACAATATCTAATAAGCTTCAGTTTAATGCGGATAACCTACCTGAGATACTCAACCGCTATGCGTCTTCTCAGACTGACGCTTTAGGTGTTCGTGGAGACATAGAGATCTTCTTAAAGGATGTTATAGGTGGCTTTCGTGGTACTGATGGTGATGTATTACATAACCTTAAACAGGAAGCACTAACAGCAACCAGCTTTGACATCATGACACGTCGTTCAATCGTCGAGATTATCCCTGGCTACCTTTCTCGCATGCTTCAGCAACTAGAGATCTTTAACAGTCAAGATCCTAATGTTGAACGTATGGAGTATAGCGTTGAGGGTGAAGATTTTGTCCGTGCATCTGAAAATGCCGATAGAATCAGAGAAGCTGTGTTCTCATCAGCGGATAGAAAACGGTTAAGTGGTAATACCGTCGACGTTATCAACAGCATTGATCCGGATAATAAGCTTAGTGCAGAAGCACGAGAAGTCTTTGCTATTCAGATTCTTACTGACCTTAGAAACGGTAAAGGTTTCTTTCCAGAACGCTATTATCAACCATCTACCTTTACTATGGTAGATAACGATGATGCAGTGGAAGAAATTCAATCGTTTGTTAAAGATCGCTACACTATTAACGCAGAAGGTAAGGTGGGTAATGTTGTTACTGCTAGTCAGAATGCTCTGCGTGATAACCAAGCAGTTAAGAGACTTCAAAACTACCTGCCTAATTTACAGAAGAGTATCAACCAAGCTGTTTCAGTAGGGGATAAAGACGCGTTACGTGAATCAGGACTTATCAATAAAGCGGAAGATGGTATTACTGACCAAGTCGACAGCGAAGCGTTATGGTCGATGATCCAAGGTGATATTTCAAACACTATTGATGGTAGAGAAATCACCACTTCCACCTATGATTCAAAAGACACCACTCAAATCCAAGAGACGTTGAATGAATCAATCAGTAACTTATCAGGTGATGAGCAGAAGCGTGTTCGCGAAGCGGTAGCTGAGTTTACTCGCGATGTGGATGTTAATGACCAGTCTACACCTACCATGGACGTATGGACTGCTATTCACAACACCTTAATACAAGGCAATGGTTTAACAACATCACTTATTGCACGTATCGATACATGGATGAATCGTGATACAACGCTGGAAGAAGAATCAACCTCGCAGGACGTTGACCCGTATATCCCATACCTTACTGCTATCCAAGAGCGTACCGTTACCTCAGATGACACGTTAACAGACATTAAACTGATAATGAGTCAGATGTATGAGAAAATTGGCACACTAGGTTCGGGAGATGGTAGTCAGACTCCACGTGGTAAGATGGGACTAGGTGGTATTTTAGGTAAAGGTTTAGATGTTGGTAAATCAGCCGTTAGCGGTGCAGCATCTGGACTTAAGTCATACTACTCTGGGATGTTTAACATAGGCGGCAGCGCGCTAGGTATGGCTAAGGATACCGTGCTGGGTGGTGCTAAGTTTATTAAAGGTAAACTAGGTGACTTACCTGGAGATTTATACGTAGCTGGCCAGCAGATACCAACGTTGTTAGGTGAGCGTCTACGTAAAGGTAAATACATTGATGAAGCAACCGGTAAGGTTATTCAAAGCGCTAAAGACATCACGGGTGCCGTTAGGGATATCGATACTGGTGAGATTGTATTATCGGTAGAGGACTACGCTAAAGGTCTATTTAATAGAGATGGTGTAAGTAAGCTAGCTGATGGTGCAATGTCAGTCTTAAAAGCCCCAGTTGAATTTATCCAAAGTTATTATAAAGGATTGTTCGGCATAGGTGAGTACGCGCTTAAAGGTGTAGGTAATGTAAAAGATACAGTTGAAAACATATTAAACCGACATGGTGATATTTATGTTAAAGGTGAGCAATCACCTAGACTGTTGAAGATACTACTTGAGAAAGGATTGTATTTCTCAGCCCGCACGGGTGAGGCGATACGCTCATTTAAAGATATCGACGGCGATGTTGTAGATGGTGAAGGTAATATTGTCTTATCTGTCGAAGATATCAAGAAAGGACTAGTAGACGAGCAAGGTCGCAAGATCGAAGTTAAATCATTACTTAACCGTGCGCTTGAAATGGGCATGGGTGTATTAGGTAAGGGTATAGATGTTGTCAAAGGTGGGATCAACCGCACGGGACGATTCTTATTTGGCAGCAACGATGATGGGACGCCTCAAGGCGGGTTATTTTCTCGCATTGGTGGAATGTTTACCAGCATAACGGATAACTTAAAAGCGTTCTTTACTACCAGAGAAGGCATGCGAGTTAATGAAGTTATTATCCATTCTGATTTAACAAGCGTGTACGGTCCGTGGACGTACGGTGGTGATCAACCACCACCGTCTGATGCAGGTTATGTTGGTGGAGATAATCCACGTAGTCCTAGTGGCGGTGATAGTTATAGTAGTCAGTATAGTTATTACAACTCTAACGTTAGATACATTACTGGTGCTTCTGAAACAACCAATGCGTTAACTACCACTGGTGGTGATATTTCACGTAGGGTAGATTCTTCAAAGATTTCTACCCTGTATAATCAGAGCAAGCCGCCGCAGACGCAAAATGCATCAACTTTAAACACCGAGTTAATGTATAGCGCCGACCCTTTACAATCTGGAACTATAAGTAATACTGGTTACTATATGTCATCTACTGATAATATAGCACCTAGTTATATGTCGGTATTAGAAAATATAGCAAGCAGAGATGGTTCTTACACCCAGTATGGGGACGAAGTAAACATAGGTGGCCTTGCTCCTACTGAAATGTATCTAAGTCAGTATTCAAATAGTTTACTGTCTAATAGCATTGGGGAGACAACAGGCGGGTTAGTTGAGCTAATAAAGGCATCAATTGTAGACGTTTTAAACACGTCAAATAACAACACCGTTAATCGGTTAAGGAATGATAGAAATAACTTAATAAGTAATCGCGATGAACAGCAGACACCCAATACTACATTGTCGGGTGGTGGGGATATTGTTAGAGAAAATGATAGATCTACCAGTGCGGTAACTAAAGCATCTAAAGATGTCAAGGATAAACATCTTTATACGTTGATGGAGCGTACGCAACAAAACACCGATACACTTACTAAGCAGGTCTTATCAAGTGTTAGAGATGTGACGGGTGGGTTAGAGACGCAGATAAAAGAGAGCGATTCAACACTTAACCAAAATCTATCTTCGTTAGTAGAGTCTAGTAGAGATGCTTATACAGTTGTTTCTGATAAAGCAACTGATGCGTCAATGCAGGTGAAGGACTCTATAGAAAGTCTTAAAGAAACGATCATCAGTACATTTAAGAAAGAGAAAGTCTTAGGTGATGCAGATGGTGACGGTATACGTGATGGGAGTTATTTAGACCAGCGTAATAAAGAAAGCCTTGCTGATAAAGCTAAAGCTGCGGTTGCTAAATCAGCACCGGGTACTGCAGTGTTAGGTGGGGTAGCCGGTTTCTTAGGTGGACTTACCGATAAGATTAAAGGACTTAACTTATTTGGTGGAGAGGATGATGAGGGTGGTTTCTTTGGTGATGTCGCTGGAGAAGCTGCAAGTGAGATCGCGGGAGATGCGTTAGGCGATCAGTTTGACAGAGATAGTCGTGCTGACCGTAAAGAACGTAGAGCGCAGCGTAAAGCAGCAAGAGCAGGCTCAGGTAAGCGTGGTATATTTAGTAAGATTAAATCCTTAGGCGGTAAAGGACTAAGCGCTGTAGGTAATTTTATTAAATCACCAGGTAAAGCGTTATTAGCAGCAGGCTCTGGACTTGCAGGCATGGTAGGAACTGGCGCGTCCGCCTTAGCGGGTATGGGCTCTAAAGTTGCTTCAGTAGTCGGTAAGGGCGCGTCTATGTTAGGTGGTGCTGGTAAAGTGCTAGGGACGCTAGGTCGTGTTGGGTTAGCGGTCGGTCGTGTGGCGTTAGGTCCAGTGGGTTGGGCTGCAACTGCGTTATGGGGCGCTTATAAAGGTGCTCAGTATCTTAACAGCAGAAGTGACGCAGACCCTATCGAAGACATGCGTTTTAAGCAAATGGGTATCAACACTGAGGAAGGAAGTCAACTTCGTGCGATTCGTCTTTTAGAAGAAGCGTCGCTTGATAACATTACTTTTAATGATAAGGGTGAGGCTACTCTACCTAAAGTTGACTACAATGACCTTATCGATGAACACGGTGAAAGATTCAATGTGGATAAAAATAATCCTCAGAATTTAGAAGCGTTTGTTCGTTGGTATGAAGGTACATTTAAACCTACTCTGCTGACGTATGCAACTCTGGCTAACCGCATCGATGATGATCTGGATGTAGATGATCTAGATGATGATTTACCTGAAGATCAACTTGTGCCGTTTACTAAGAAAGCGTTTGAACTTCTAGAAAGCTCACCGGCTATTGGTAATACGTCACCTTACTTTGACCAGGAAGCTACTAGCGATGACGTTGTCACGCAGTACAATCGTGTCATGCAGGAGTATGGGGGTGAGCAAAAAGATACTGTCAAAGCATCTAAAGATAGTCCTGAGTCAGTTACATCAGGCTTAGTACCGCCTGCTTCTTATACTCCACCTGGAGATAAGGAAATGGTAATGTCTGATACAGTCATCGAGGAACCTCAAGATGCATTAACGCGTAAGCTTAAAGCAGCGGCTATTGTGTCAGGCGGCTCAGTGCTTGCTTTAGGTGGCGGTTCAAATATCCAGACCTCAACACGTAGACCTTCAATACCTAACAATGCGGTAGCGTTAGGTGGGTTGGGTGTGACCATGGGTGGTGTGATGGCTGCTAATGCGGATAGATATTACCCTGGTGTAGATACAGTGGTTGATCGATCTACACAAATCAACACTTCGGCTATTCAACATCACACCAAAGATGGTGCGCGTATTATCAGTGAAGAAGAAGTAGCACGACGCCGTGACAATTACTATTCTAACATTGATAACCGTACGATGGTGAGTGAAGGTGATGACTATAGTGCAACGCGGCGTTCAGGTATAGAGGACGTAGTAGATTCAAATCGTTATAAGAACGATGTTAACACTTATAATGGTTATACTATCAATCTTGATGAAGTTATCGACCAACAACGTTTACGTAATCAAAATGCTGTTCTTGTAGAAGAGCAACGAGAACGTGTTGTTCTAGATGATCACATCAGCGCGGTTAATCAATATTCTGATAAACGCATAAACGCCGTAGATGCACATCAGCAAATGCACGCTGAGCTAGCAAACGAGCAACTTGGCTATATTGGTAACATTCTCAATGAGTCACTGTATGTTCAACAGTCTATGGATGATACACTTAAACGCATTTGGAAACACTTGCAAGGTGATGAAGTCATGCCTAAGTCTGAAGCGCCAACTAGCGGTGGTGAGTCTGCATCTGAACGTGCAAAACAGCGACAAGCTGAAGCACGTCGTAGACAACTGCTTAATCAGCGTCAACGCTCTACGCCACCTGTTGGTATGGGTAAGGCTGGATAATGTAGGATAGGACAAGGAAGTCCGTTCTATTATTACTTAATACAAATTTAATCATAGGAAACCGTTATGACTATACTTTCAGATGTATTGGAAGATACAGCATGGTTGAGGCAGGCGTTTCTTTTACGCAAGTCGGACATTGACGATGTTGATAAAAAACGTCGCGTGTTTTCAATGGCGTCAACGAAATACACAGATACCACATTAGGTGGTAACTACACAATTAACAACCCACCTCAGTTTACTCGCCATGCGGATATAAAAGCAAAAGCGCCATTTAGCCCTTCTAAGGGTATGGGTCGCTATTACAGCGAGGCGATAGACGATAACTCAATTACGCTACATATGCGTTTTGGTGTAGCGGAGTACAACTCGTTAACCACGTTCTTTACTAACTTCTTTGATAGTTCAATGGGGACGTTGGCCCGTACAGGTGAATCAACAGGGGTTTTATACAACATTGGCAAAGTAGCTGGATTTCTATTCGCTATTCCTTTACTTCCTTTTGTGGTAGCTGGGCGTATTTATCGTTTCTTAGATGATAAGCCGTATAGTAAATACTACTACCTCAAACCCACAATGCCTCTATACTGGGGTGCGGTCAATACTATCGTTGATAACTTAGCGGTTAACATGGGTTTGATAGGTGCTGCCGATATTGATTCTTATACCGTTAATGCGGATGGAAAAGCAGAACCTAACTACGAGGCGGGATTAACGTCTAAGGAGATAGAAGCGTTTAATAAACTATTGCCGGATGTTTTTCGTGGAGATGGCGGTGTTGACATCTATGCAATTGCTAACCGTGCTCAACGTATTCGTAATAGACAGATTGTCCTACAGCAAGCAGCGCTTCAAAATGCAACAACCAGCGAAGGATTAGCTACAGCAGCAAGACGTATTACTGAGCAAGACATTGGTCCTGTCCCAGCAGGGTCATCGTTAAAAGACTACATGGCACGTTATCACTCTACGTCCATGGCGCAGGGTGCAGATGCGAATAAAGAGAAACAAGATCCTATCGGTTCTTGGGAATCTGGGTTTTTTGAACATCTCTCTAGTGAGTTATCGGATGGTTCGCATTGGGTAAGTTTTAAGGTTAATCCTGACCGCTCTATCAATGAATCGTTCAGTAACACAACGGGCGAGTCTGACATTGCCAATAAGATTAACGGTATGTCATCCTCAGCACGCTCTGCGAGGTTTTCTACCTTAGATGGTAATATCGGTGATGGCGTTATCTCTGGAGCCATAGAAGGCATTATAGGCGGTGCTAAGGACGTTATCTCCGGTGTTGCTGATGGTGTAGGTTTATCAGGTCTGGCTGCGTTAGGGGGTCGTGCCTTTGTAGATATCCCAGAACACTGGCAGGATTCCGTTGCTGAATTACCTAGTGAGTCTTACACGTTAGAGTTAAGAGCACCCTACGGTAACAAGATGAGTATCTTTACTAACATCTACGTACCGCTGGCTATGATCCTTGCAGGTGCATTACCGCTATCAACAGGTGCGCAGTCATATACCAGTCCGTTCCTTTGTGATCTGTTTGTTAAAGGTCGCCAGCAATCTAGATTATCAATTATTGACAGTGTATCTATTACACGTGGTGTGGGTAATATAGGTTGGTCGGTTGATCATCTACCTACAGGTATAGATGTTACAATATCTGTTAAAGACCTATCAACAGTCATGCACATGCCACTTAACGATAGTCCAGGTCTCTTTGATGATGATTCATCCTTTAGTGACTATATGGGTATCTTAGGTGGTCTAGGGTTAACCGAACAGTTTTATCCTGTTCAGAAGCTGAAGCGTCGATTTGTTCAATCTGCTCAAGAGTTTGACAAATGGACATCCCCTGCGTTTTACGCGCAGCACGTTTCAGCGTCTGTTCCTGGTAGAATACTGGCAGCGGTTGCTCGTAATACAGGCCGTGGCTAACGGCATAACCTACCTCTACCTTTTGACGGGTAGAGGTAGGGTCTTTATGCGTTAAGGCTGTTAGCTAGGCTAGTAGGGTTAAAACGACGCATCAATGTAGATTGATCTTCCTGAGGCGTATCGTTAGCAATCATGATAGCCGTAGATGTTTCACTTTGTGTCGACAATACCGTCTTAGCGTCGTCAGATATACCACGCAAAGAACTAATATCTTTAACGTTATCTCCGCTGGCGTCGCTACGCATCCAGCTAGTGTCGATGGTCTTAATTTGTTCAACTAACGTCGCTCCGGCGCGTTGATGGTTGTTTGGATCGTTATCACCTGCAAGACTGTAATTCTTTAGCAGAGTATTAACAAGATTAGGGTTATTGGCTTTAAGCTTAGGCGAACTTACTAATTTAGATAAAGAAGCAAGACTAGCTGCATCTCCACGTTTAGCGGCTACAATACCCTGCTTGGCAATACGTGTTGCGTTGAAGTCTAACCCTACCACTTCGGCTAGGCAGTCTATTAAACCTGCTAGCCCTAGTAGTAGTGCTTCTAAAAGCAACGTATCATTGACTGCCCGTGCAGTTGTTCTATCTTCAATACTGGTACCACTACACATACCGTGTATCTGAGTTACCATATCTTGAAACGTTTTTGCTTCATTAAGTTCCGTTGCTATTCCTTTTACAATAGTTCCATCTAATAATTTAACTGTCTTTTGACCTACAGTACTGTCTTCTTGCAAGAATCCTTGTAAGTTCTTAACTGCAGTAGCGCTTAGGTTAGAGATAGAAATGTTTTTACCTGTAGCAGAGGATAGACCCGAACTAGTAGGCGCAGTAGGTGATTTGCTAGCAACACGTTTAACCGCGCTGTCTATGGATTTAGATGAAACATTATCAGGAGAGCTTACAGCATCCACTAAAGATTTAGAGCTGGGTGTAGATGATGAGCTATCTGAGGGGGAGAATAGATCAACAACCTTAGGTAGCGATTTTGTTGCGGTAGTAAAAAGACTCATACAAGGTCTCCTTCAATGCAAAAAAGAAAGTGAATACAATGGTCGAGCCTACCTGCAAGCAGATAGGTCGACGCATCGTTATAGTTTTTTAAGGGCGTAGCTTATTGTTTATTTTTCATGTTCATCTGGTTCTTGATGTTCCGAGAACTGCAGCTCAACACTGTGTTGCGTTACTTTCTTGCGAATAGTAAGTTCTACGCTAAAGCGTATACGGGTCGCACCTAAGAATCGCATCATCTTAAGAAACGTTTTAATGGTCATCGGGTCAGACGCCATTTGCTTATTAATATTGCCACGTGCCGTGTGTCTAGGTTTACCAGATCTAGGTAAACCATTAACTGGATCGTTGAGATACGTATCCATACGACGGTTCCATCCCATTGGGGTGATATTAAAATCATCCAAGATTACTCGAAACAATCGACTTAACGCACCTCTAGCCGATAGTGTCTTTTTATTAGAATCTTGTAGTATTTCATTCACGCTATATTTGTCGTCAAACATAATCGTTTAAAATCACTTTTTCAAGTGCCTCCAGCATTTGTCCTATGTCTTGAAATAAACGCATCATCCGTCGAGAATAATAACTGTAGCGAGCGGTATTTTCTTTCTCCATGACCATTAGGGTGTCGTGGATAGGAGTAACTGCTTCACTCAATGCTTCCCAAAACCGTTGGATATCGATGTCGTACTGCTCGTCATCTACCAGCCAGGCGTCCAAGGTTAAGGTGGTGCGTTTACTCGTTAATACCATTGCTTCAGCAGGTATCTCTGCATTCTTTTCAACGGCGTCTTTAACAATGTTTATGAACTCTAACATTTGCTCAGCGTTGCGGTGCCATACTATCATCGTAATAGCTTTACCGTCTTTAGGACGGTAGAAAGCGAAGTCACGAGACGTGTACAGTGAGACCAAACCACCAAGAACTTTAGCGTTCATATTATTACGCATGGTTTTAAACTGCGTCCTGAATAGGACTATTCGTAGCCACAGTTTAAGCCTATACCAGCGAGAGGGTGTTTTCATATTTACCTCATTGCTATAGTTATTACAACTCACCTATGTAATGTAGGTGAATAATTTATACGAATCCTAGGGAGGCTTCTATGTCTTTACTTGATACATTAAAGGACCGCACAGAAGATGAGGTCCTGTCCCTAACACAGCGCACGCGAATGGCGATACTAGAAGACATGACTAAAGATGGCATGCCTGATAATAACCGAGATCGTCGTGTTTTGCTTGAGTTGGTTAACGGTGCTGACACCACCGCCCTTGCTATGAAGCGTATGGAACAAGATTCCAAACAAAGCGAGCAAGACAATGCTGCTGCGATTATGGCAGCAAAGATTATGGCGAAAACGGGCGGTAACAATCCGTTTCAATCTGAAGCAGGGAGGCATGAGAAAGTCATTAACACCCTGCCTGATAATGCACTACCTGAACCAACATTGGTTGAAGGTGAGTTAGACGTGGGTGTTAGCGATCTTAACTACGAGGAGTTTATGAAGAAGTTTGACTAGGTGTACATGTTAAATGCTTTTATATCTAGAAACTGCAGATTCATATACCCTGTTAATGCAATAGTGGCTGCGTCCCATACATTCATTTTCTTAAAGAACATGGTGGCTGTCTCGTCAAGGGACGCTTCCATGTTCTGTGCCGCCTCGCCAAATGCCTTTAACTTAGGGACATACCACACCATATCAGATAGATGCTGCTTGCGCAAAGCATTATGATGCATAGTGAACCAAGGTATAAAGTCATACATAAACACCGTTTTATACGTACCTTGGAAGAATGCTGGCGTGGTGATATGGCGAGGAACGTTAATCGTCTTTATATCCGTAATGCCAACGTGGTGAGCGATACTGTTGACAATAACCTGACAGTGAGACTCTGGTAGGTTATAGGGGGCGGTGTTGATATGGATGGATACCGGGTCGGCTAAGGGATTACCTGACGTACCTTTATTAACCTCGGCAATGAAATCTTTTAACACGCTAACCATGTTAGTCATCATTGCGCGGGCTAGTAGTGTAATGTCGTGGTGAGTATAAAGATCCTCAATGGCCTTTGTAGACAGCTTAGGTAGAATGGCCGACCAGTCATCGCTTATACGCTTATCATACGTACCTTTTAATAACTCCTGTGCTGTATTTGCATCGTAGATGCTTTCTACACAAGCAAGGCGAGTATCCATCAGCGTATTAAGCTCTACATAAACAGTCTGGTTACTCATTACCTATCCCTTACTTAATTCAGAAAACAACGCTAGAATATCAGGACACATCTGCATTAGAAACAATACCGTCAACCATAAGTTACCGGTATATAACGTTTCTATAACCGCATGGTCTGGCACCGGTTCCCTATACGCATCGTCAGTGAGACTTCCAGCAGTATTAGCGTGAACAACGCTGGTTGCTATTAACGCATTAACACGCTTAAGTGCATCATCGTTCTCAAAGCTACTTAAACGCCATTGCGTAATAATTCGTTCAAGCGTGACCAGAGATACATTGTCTTTACGAATAATGTCCCAAATCTTCTTTACGTCTTCTTTCTCAAAGACGCGTGTGAAATTAAAACGACTGTTTATTTCGTAAAGCTTAGCAATAGCTGATTGGCTTTTCTTTTTTGATAAGTTAGCTAGTGTGGTAGTTGTTATAGTGTTTAAACTGTCAATGACATCTAACATCAGTTCTTTATCATTCATTTAGGTTATTCCTTAAATGCATGCCTGTCAATATAGCACTTAATGTTTCCGTTGATTTTACCTTAGAACCTAGGGCTTTGATGCTTTCAATATCTGCTTCCCCTGTTTCTAGGATCTGACGATTCATCTCATTAAAGGCTACCTCATCCCCACCACGAAGTTTAATTAACTCTTCAATGGCGCTATCCACCCCGATAGATAAAAGCACACCAAGTTCAGGGAACGATAATGCAGACCCTTTAGAGATACCGGTTGCTTGACCTGTCAGCTCGTCAACTACGTTATTGTTAGCAGGTGTAGACATTTTCTTATCTAACAACTGAGACTGGCGTCGCACAGGCATGTCAACCACCATGTACTCGTGAGGTGTCGTATAGGTTTCGCCCGTATCAGTATCCGTCAGTACAATGCGTTCAAAGAAGCTATGTCCAAGCGCTTTAGCAATCTTAACATTACGTGTGGTATCTAGCTTAGCTTCGTTTAGGTTAGGGGCGATAATAGGAAGTACAAATCCATCTTTAATCTTTTGCATTAACGCTGCAAAAGCACGGTCGCTCATTCCTTTAAATAGTTCCTCGTATAAGGCTTTATTCTCACCCCCTGGTAAGATCTTATCCATGTATTCAAGGATAAATACTTCTGCTTTTTTACGATTAGCCATAATGTCTTTCTCTTAATGATACGGTAGTTGGTCTCATACCGATGCTTTAAGTAGAGGCATGTTTTGGGTAAGAAACTCATTTAAACTGCGAGACCATCGGCTACGCTTAACCACCCCAGGTAGTTGAGCAAAGACACACTGCTTCTCATCCATTAGTAGTTCGTAAAGAAACGTTACATCCTCTTCACCCATTTCAATAGCAACAGCACAGCATAATAACGCGCTGGCTTCGCGGTGACCGTTGTCAAAGGCTGAGAAGAAACCTTGAATGCTCAATGCGTCTAATTCGTGTTTTGAAATAGTTTCAACACGGCGACACAGTTCTTCGGCTCCTAATTGATCAAAGGCTAAACCGCCCTTTCCTAAAAGATATCGCATAAGCGCGATACGACATTGGTCTTCTAGCGCATCTCTGTATGTTCTATCACATGCAGAATCTAAAAGCTGTTGCTTGATACGCATATGGTGATGGCAGTACTTGGCTCGCATAACAGAATTCCCTATTCATGCCACGGTGGTAAGTCGTCGTAGATTTGATGATTTAATAATAATTGGTGTTCTATGACAAACGGGACAACGTATTGAACAAAGTCAATAATCCATTGGTCTTGACTTACATTATCGTTAAGGTAGCTTCTTATCTCGACAGTATCTGCATTAGTAACCGTGCCTAGATGCATGTGCCAAAAACAATTAAGACGTGTTAAGTGAGTACGGCTTCGTGGATGTGCATCTGTAGGATTATATTGTTGTCGAAAAGCCTCAGCTATAGCTTTGTTTTTTCTGGACAAGTAGTAATAGACTTCATCGTGTAATGCCATATCACTACCCTCTATCAAGTAGGTTGTAACGAAATTGCATGGGTAGATCCTTTATCACGCATTACAATTGAAATTAATTCACTCAAGCTGATAACTTGCACTTCACTTGGCTTGAAAATATGTTTCATGAAACCAGCATGTTCCCATCCATAGTAGGGACATTCGTGAATATCGCTGGCAGGATTCTTATAACCCTTATGCCACGGCCATTCATTGGCACCGGCCTTTAAGAACATTGCTTTGACAATGAGATAATCAAAGTAATTATCGCAGCGTACTACCTTTTCAAATAGTTCAGGGATAGCGCGTGCATTAGCCTCCTCTACTGCTTTATCTGAATCTTCATGGCCAAGCTTTACTCCCAGCATAGAAAGGAAAGCGATAGCTTTAACACGACCTTCTTCACTTAAGTCAAATATAGGTTTCATAGTCACCTCTAATATAACACAATAAACGTACGGTCAGGATTCTGCCTATAGGCATAGTCAAACGCATGTTTAGTACCTTTACTGATCCCATCCCAAAAGAAAAGACAAATATCAGAAACATCAACCATTGTTTTATTGCGCTTAAAGCCTGCTGATTTCCCATACAGATCCCACCGTGCCTTAAATTCAATAAACTTAAGACCATTAATCTCAGCATATTCCCTAGCTAACGTATCAGCTCCTCTAGCCCCACCACTTACTACGGTGAAGGTGTCTTTGAGGACACCTATCTCAACCAAGTAAGCAATGGTTCTACATAAGAGATGATAACTAACGAATCCGCGTGAACCCCCTATGAAGAGGGCTTGTTCTTCAACTTCGTCCATCGTCCTTTACTCGTATCGTAAGTATAGTAGTCTACACCCTTTTCAATAGCCGAGTCGCTAGTAAACGCACGGTGACCCCGTACTTTAACCGTGTTAGTGGTAACGTCAACAATTTCAAACCAAACAAAAGGTATACCTTGTACGGTCTCATTAGTTGCGTTCTTTTCTAACCATGTTAAAAGCGCTTTAGGTTGTTGAGCGCCTGTTTGAAAATCACCCATTCCACCTTTAGGTTGACCGGTACCTGCAAATAGCCAAAAACGTTTCATACCGACTCCTTAGGCAAATTGTTTCTTAAGTGTATTTTCCATACCCTTACTCTTACAATAATCATCCCACCAGTAAGGATAGTACTGCTTGCGTGCTAGAAGACAAAGGTCTATTGTAGAAAGGAAGTACTTGTCTTCGTGTTCTTCTAGCTCTTTAGGTAGCCAATAACCACGTGTCTCACCAAGAATAACATCCCAACTCACACCTAGGTCGTTTATAGCCTTAAAGAGATATTCCGGCTCTAAGACAACCTCACCCATTCCTTTCCATAGTTGGCTAATCATGCAAAGCTCGCAGGTAATCTCCAAAGCACGTTTAAGTTTAGGGTCATTATCTATCAAACCACGTACCGTAGTACGCTGTAGCATGCGGTCTGGATAGATACTCAGTGCGTATTTAAGATCGTTACCATCTAGGCCAAACTTACGCTCTTTGATATAACGGAACTCACTAAGTCCCATGTGTAGACCATCACGCTGTGAGGCAATGATTTCAAACGGCAAGCCAGTTGCACCACTTTTAGAACGCAGTACTTGAATAGTGATTAACTGCAGATCCATATCACCTGGTGTGCGATCATCACCATCACGAGGGAATAGAGGTGTTTTATCTGCTTTATTCTGAAGCGGTGTAGCGCTCATGCAGTTGTAAAGGATGTTAGTTAAGAATGTGAAATTCTCAGGACATCTTTTAAGCTTAGTACCCTGTTTAAGGAACTGTAGCTTCTTCTTAGATGGAGCATATGGGTCATCTAGGATTTCATCACCTAGATGAGCTGTCATGGTCATGTAAAAACCACTGCTAGATACCAGCTTAGGTATCTGAATTACCATCTGACTCTTAGCGGCACCTACACGAGCTGCCTCCATGTTCATCTTAGAATCACCAATCTGATTCTTATCGTAAATCGCATCAACCGAATCAATGTTCATGTTGGAGATAGAGTCGATGCCTGCCATGGTAGGTCTTAACATGGTAAGGTGCTTGCCGTCTTTACCGATAAACGGTGTGGTGAGGATTGCTTTCTTATCTTTAACTTTTGCCTTAGCAAACTCTTTAATCTGGTGGAAGTAGTGGTTACCACTCATCCCGTTGTTATCGGTCACTAGAACCGCTCCAGTCTCTTCTACATCCCATCCCTTTAATCCAGGATAGAAATTACCTAAGTGCTCAATACGAGCTGGGGTTAGCGATGATTCACTATCGTAAACTAGACAGACTGACTGATGTCCTGCCTTATTGAACACGTCACCATAGCGCTCAGTGGCGCTTAAGTTGAAGTGATTCATCACTGTAGTCTTGTACGTGTTAGCACGACCACAGATGCCTAGGAAGTGAGGGTAACCACCATTAAGGATATGTTCACCATATTCACCTATTTGATAACTACCTGACTGGACGTCAAATAGACTGCCAACGTTTAGCATTGGTCTTATTTTTGGTACGCTGACAAAGAAGTCACTTGGATTTGCCATAATGGGGCCTTATAGTTAGTAAAGATCATCTCAAATAATGAAAGACATCTGTCGATTTAAACACACACGGCATAAAGCAGGGCATTAATGCCCTGCAATATATCGCTCAAATTCCGCATCACTCACCCGCCTGACCGACGGATCATTTAACTCCATTAATACTACACGGTACACCAGCAACGTGTCTTCCTGCATAAGGTCGCTGTTGTATCCGTACTTAAGCCAATCTGGTACCGAGCGTTCTATATCATCCATGGATATCTGGTTATGCGTTACTACTTCTTCAGATATCTTTTGGCCTAATGGAGTATTTCTCCATATCGACTCAGTAAACAAAGCCGGTAAGTTAAACGTTTCATCATTAGGTGTCCAATCTAAACAGACACCATAAAGACGACTATAGTTAACTTCTCGATGGCTCCTACGAACCAGAAAGGTAAACAATGTGGTAATGTAGAAAAGACGTTTCATCATATCCGGCATGAAGCGTTTGCATAATGCGGTGGATACAGACATACGTCACCTCCTATTAGATGATACGCGTATTGGAATAACCACAGGCCCAAATACCAATATCGTCCTCAGTTTCTAAAATGAATCCGTAGTTAAAGGATGTCTTAGATGCTGGCCAAGTTAAAATACTAATGCGTTTAATCTCTTTCGATAGCGCCGCCAACGCATTCCTTGATGGGATATCAATACCGAATGTTAATGCTACTTCAGTAAATCCTGTCGTAAGACCTACACCGTGTTCAACATCTAGGGTAATGGCTTTAATACCAGTAGGAAGTTCTTTGCTAAACTCAAAGACTTCACGCTCGGTTTTACCTTTACCTTTAGTTACACGGTTATAGAATTTATCAGTAACATCAGTCAAACGCCATTTATCAGGCAGTTCGCCGTCAATAACTTTCTTAAGACGTTCTTCTAAGTTACCCATTACATCAAGTAGATAAAAACTACGACCTACAGGTCTTACTTCACTAGTCAGTGGTTGCTTGTTAAAAGTAAGAATGTTACGCGTTTTAGGTTTACGACTAGTATGGATTGTGCCATTGTTAACTAATTCACCGTAATTCTTAGAGGAGAAGATATCGGTTAAGTGTCCAGTGAACATCAACTGCTCGCCTTCTTCCACATAACGGTTCTGATGATCACGTAGCTTCTCTAGTACACTATCAGGTTCTTTTAAATAAAGAACGCTGTGACCTGCATCAGATTCAGGTTTGCCAATAATCTCATGGTTACCACAATAATAAACATGATGACCGGTTTCGGTTTGATTAATGGTATTAGTGTTAAAATACCAGAAGTTATGATTAAAAAGTCGGTTATACGGCGGGACTTTATCTTTGCCGTATTTTGCTTTCTCTACACACTCATGAAAAGAGACATGGTGACCGTTGGTAGATAACATGACGCCTTTAGTTGCGTTCTTATCAGCAATCTCATTGCCTTTGGTGCCGACGTGTGCTCTTGTCCATTTAAAAGTAATCTGATTACCTTTACCTGTAAATTCCGCTCGGGCGTTAGCTAATGCTTCCCAGTAATCTCGATTCTTAACGGGCTCGCCATCGTGGCGTAACCAGTTGTTAGCTTCCCATTTTTCATAACGGTCATTGATGCCGTCAACAACATAACGTGAGTCGGAGATAACCAGAAGTTCATCGACATCGTTTTGATTGGCAATATCAACAACTTCTTTTACCGCCGCTAGCTCAGCTACATTGTTGGTTGTTAACTCCTTGATACTACCCCAGCCGTCGTAGACATAGTCGCCTATCTCGCCATGGTAGCCCCATCCCGCGTAACCTTTACCGCTGCTATGGCCTCTGCATCCACCGTCACTATAAAACGTGGCGCTTAAAGATGGTTCTTGTTTACTCATCGGTTACATTCCATTATTACTTTTAATTTAAGTCTCTATAAAAATAAGCCAGGTCTGTAAACCCCTACTTAACTTCACACTGTTGATTAAAACGCTTAACATCGTCTAAGTAGATCTCACGGAGATTGTAAGCATAGTTGTAAAGCTCGCGTGTATATTCCCCAAATGCATTAAATGCCTCTTCTTCACTACTATACGTAGCTAGGTCTACGGACTCCGGTAAAGGTTTAATAGCTGGAACAGGAAAAGGTATAAAGCGACTACAAGGACCTTCGGGTCTTTTATCTTCTAGCGCACGCTCTAGTTGTACGATGTAAAGCTCTAGACGCTCATGGTAGCGCTTCAATGCGTTAAGGTAACGCTTGGCGGGATGCTCTTGATCTACAGCGTCCCAGTTCCATATAAAGGTATCCATCGTAGGGGGTGGATCTATTGGATCTACAAGTGGATGATTCTGAGGTGGATTTACTGGCTGGTTAGAGCTAACACAACTTCCCAACAATATGGTGGCTGCAATGATGATAGGACGAAGCATCAGTCTTTCCCTATTTGATTTAGTTTATCCAAAATACTACGCCTATTGGTCCCTGTTGAGGGTTGAACAATAGGAGGTGGTGTGACCGTAGCGGCATTAGCCTTACACTGGGCAAGGCGTGATTCTAAATGAGTGATCGTTGCTTTAAATTGAATAGCGTCGTTAGCGTGCTTTTGCAATATAGCATTTTGAGAAGGGTTAGGTACTCCGTCCCTTTTCATTTGATCTATCTCTTGGTTTAATGACGATACCTTTTTATTGAGGGCATCTATTTCTTTTTCTTTACCTGCAAGATCAAGCTCAATACCGCGTGCATCAAAATACAGGATACCTGTTCCTACTAGCGATACAACCAGTAGAAGCATTAGCATTCGACCCTTAGAGGGATCTTTATGTCCGGACATGTTGGCCTTCTCCCCCTTTAATAATGTGAGTAGAAACGGTAGAAATTGGGGCAGGGCTTTTAGAAAAGCAATGAATAGTGTCAATGTGTTGCTCCCTACCTTAGTTGAATACGATGATTAATTTGGAGTCGATTTATAATGAGTACAGTTAAAGGGTTTGTCATTATCAATGATTTGATAAACAATGATAAGAATACCCTCTCCCCGGTTGGTGAAATGTCATCACACGCCCGCTCCTATTCACCAGATAACCGTGAATACAGTTCTAGCACTTATCCCAACCTACGCCTTGCGTTGATGTCTACATTAGACGACAACGGCGAGCAGATGGACGTAGGTAACGAAGTAGGCAATGTCCTATTAAACCTAATCGATTATATCGACACCAAAGCGAGAAATGGTGAACTTACGTCAAACAACGCAGTACTTAACCAATTCATAAGTAACGACTATCCGTCTATTGCCGTTGGTTTGTTTGTATCAGGCGCTATGGTGGCTTCTGATGCAGGCTACTACTACCCTAGTTATATTAACTGGACAGCAAACGGTACAACATTTACGTTGTGGTTTTCTAATCGTACGTTTATTCGCCAATATGACGAGTATACATTAATACCGATTAAACCCGTTGAAGAGCTTAACGATCTACATCGTCCTTATACTGAAATATCGGATGTGTTGACGGAAGATTTACCACGTATGTTGGGGATGGCTAATGAGATATCTCAAGAAGCACCCTATACTGCGCTGACGCCTTTTGAAGTGACGTGGAATGATAAACATTCATCAACAACAAAAAAGCTAACATGGTACGTTGTCCAATATGGTGTAGCAGGTAATAACCCCGATGCCATCGCTGCTGCCATCGCAAAATCTATCTTAGAAGATAGCGATTACGATTCAGTAGAGTGGTACGATGTATTCCCTACCTTATTTAGACCGACAGAGTTCATCATTGTCCCTATGTGGCACCGTGTGGCCATTGAAGAGCAAACAGGTCTTGCAGGTACCTATTCGCCAACGGTTAACTACCAGGAGGCCATGGGGCTGTCTTTACCGGCGTTAGCTAACTACCCACTTGAGCACGTTGATGTTAATTTAACCGTTAGCCATGCTGCTTATAAAACCATTGCCTTCACAGCGGTCGGTGAAATAGGTAACAGTGATGGAATTTTCCGATTTGAAGAAAAGTTCCCAGACTATACCGCCCTATCGGCACAAGAGACAGACTTTAATCGTCTATCGCCTGAAACGCAGGATTGGGTTATCCTCTTTCATAGAATGTTAACCGCTGCTGAGACAGTCAATGAATTTACACAGCTAGATACCGACATCTCACGCATTACACGCGATGGGGTTGATTTCCTTATCGCCACGTATAAGGACGTCAACTATCTAGTAGTACAAAAACAAAGTTTCAAGGAGTATTATAATGAGCAGCTTGATCAGAGTTAATGATAAAGGACTCTTCACGCTAGCTAATCCGTTTGTTGCTTTAACTGGCGTGGAATATCAAGTTACTCGTCTTATTACCATCCCTACGCTATTGGCTCAGGGTGTCGACGTATTGCAAGATGTATTTATTGCTAACGGCTTAACCATCGACACGTACGATGATGCCGTTGACAATGATACATTGATAGTCACGTTAACAAGCGCCACGGGGACCAACATTACGCTACCTGCTAATTACATTACAGGTATGCCTAATGTAAACACAGTACCTTATACTCGTCGTATTGTTTCAGTTGATTTAGGTTCGTTACCTAGCAGTCAACCGTTAGACGGTGTTAAGTTATTGTTAAAAGAAACAGTATTAGCAACTGTAGGCGTTGACGCGGTAGTAAATGAATACTCTGCATCCACAACCGGGTCAGTTAGCATGGATCAACATCTGGAACTTGAACGTGTTCGTGTGAATAAAAGAGCGGTGGGAGATACGGAGAGACAACGTCGTATTGCTGCTGAAGAAAAAGCACAAGCCTATAAAGAAAGGATGTTAGCGCTAGAAACCATTGTTGTACAGCAACAAGCAAGGCTAAATGAACAGGACGCATAAAGACCCTACCTCTACCTTTTGACGGGTAGAGGTAGGTTATGCCGTTAGCCATAAGGGGCATGGACGGTTTTCGCATCGATAGGATTGGAAGCTTTAAAGTCTTTAAAGTCCCCGCTCTTACCTTTAATGGTACCTTCACCCGTGATACCACCACTCACATTGAGCGCACCCCCTATTTTCACATTGCCTGTAAATTCAGTATTGGGTGTGGTGTATTTAGTAGATGGGTTATTAACAGTGAGAGGACCCCCAGATTTAATAGAAATGGACCCTTTAACATCTACAGTCTCACTGCCTCCTACCGTGGTACTGTAGTTACCACCAATATCAAAGGTCATGTGTCGACCCACTGTAATAGAGACATCGCGATCAACCGTAAAGGCCATATCCTGTGGCGCGTAGCCATTGATGTCTTTCTTATTAAGTTCAAAGAACGTGGTGTCTTTGTTATGGGCTTTGATGTGGGTGTTGGCGCTGTCTAGGAATAAATAGTTATCGACATCGTCAGTAAAGGTGAATTTACCATTCTTAGTATCTAATAGACATTGGTAAGCAAAAGGCTCACCGTTGTTTTTATTAGTAACTAGTTCAACCTTAGAATCATGCGTGGAGATAGTAAGACGATAGCTGTTTTCATCAGTCAGTGTATCGATGTCTTTAGTGATATCTGGTTCATTAGACCAACGATAGACAACCGTCTCTAAACGGCGCAGTGGATCATCTCTACCCATGCTAGTGTAGAAGTATTTATCAGTGTCAGCATATTGCCATAACAATACCTGTTCGCCACGCATAAGGTCAGGGGGTGTTTCACGGTTAGTCTCTAGACTTAACCAGGTGGCTTTAATTGTTTTATCTACATCTACCTGTGCAGACCATTCTTTACCAAAACCATCAATACCTTTGCTAAAGAACGTTGTTTTGTCTTCTTTAACCTCACCTAATTGAAAAGGAAGTATTTCTATTGGAGTTATTAAGATTTCAGGGTTATCGCGTTCTTTATTTTCAGCAACTATGCCAATAGAGATTACGCGTAATCGAGTTTGTAAGGTCATCATCTACCTCGTGTTAAAGATACCAATCACAACATTAAGACACTAACAGTAATTACCGACTGTCAATTTAAACAGAATAACATTATCTTTTGAGATAGGGAGAACGCCAACATGGGTATGATACACAGACGTTTTATAACAAAGAACAAACAAGCAAATAAGCTACGTAAAGAACCAAACGCACTTAAGCCCATAGCACGGGATCAATCTAACGATGTCATCATTTGTCGATGTGAGAAAATCATCGACGGTGAATCCTATGGTCCTTTTACTGCGTCGGTGTACGACACTAACCTAACACGGGCAGTTAACTATTATAAAGATCAAATACCTGCAATGCCTGAACCCGGTGATGAAGGTCTGAGAATTTACCATGGTCTTAGAGTAGGTATGGAGATAAAAGACTTCGGTACGTGGTTTCCTAGTCGTCGAGCGGGTGAACTATTAACCCAAGCAGGATTCAGTTTTAATATTTATACCATCCATCCAAGCAAAGTACAGTGCGGTAAGTCGCAGGTTGTGTTTCACCTAGACAACGCCACTAAACTCGCAACGATGGATTTTAAATCCATGATGGGCTTTTATAGCACATGGATAATTAAACAAGGAAACGTAGCGTGAAAATACAAAAACTTATACTGAGTAAGTATAGACGTTTTGCATTAAGCGAAATACCTTATATCTGTATTGACTTCTCAACCCCCATGCAGCTTCTGTTGGGAACGAACGGTTCGGGTAAATCAAGTCTACTAAGTGAATTAACCCCGCTCCCTGCCAATCCTAGTGATTTTGATAAAGGCGGGTATAAAGAACTTCACATTCAATTTAAAGGTGAAGATTTTATTCTACGCTCTGAGATTAGCCGTGGTGCTAAACATTCTTTTATAAGAAACGAGGTAGAGTTAAACCCAGGAGGTACGGCTTTAGTACAGAAAGACCTAGTAGAGCGTGAGCTGGGCTATACGTCATCGCTACATGCGGTGTTAACCGGTAAGTTACGCTTTACTAAAATGGCCCCTGCTAAGCGACGCGAGTGGATAGCTAACCTAAGTACCACTGACATGAGTTATGCATATGGCCTCTATGACGCTGTGAGAATAGCAGCCAGGGACAACCAAGGGGCGCTTAAGCACGTTAAAGAGAAAGTGGCACAGCAACAAGCAAGGCTGGTGTCGTTAGAAGCGTCTACTAACTTACAGGAACGCGTAGACGAATGTCATAAAGACATCGAAGCACTATTGACGGATAGACGAACCTCTACGCGTAGTCCAGACTCTGTCAAACAAGATATCCAGCAACGTCGTGACAATGTATTGCGTTTGGCAAAACGTGTTTTACAGACCGACTTACAATCTTGGATTAAAGAGAAGTTTACTTCAGTCGTGGATTTCGATAATCGCATTGTTAAACTTCAACTTGACCACGCAAGCTTCACTGCGAAAAGGGATAACTATACAGAAACCCTTAATGATCTACAAACTATGTTAAGTCAGATGAGTGAATTAGGGGCTAATAGTTTAGATGATCTTCTAGAAAAACGTAAAGCGTTAGAAGAGAAGAAAAGCTTAATTGCTTACAATCACCCTTGGGAAGTTCCTAAGCAGGATGCTACTGCTTTGTATAAAGAAGTTGATTCTGTCTTTGTTCCTTTAAGAGATTGGGTTGTTGATATGCCTAGTCAGATGAAACCGCAATATGATAAAGCAGCGTATCAGGAAGCGACACTTTACGTTAAAGAGATGGACCGCGAGCGTTTAAGTTTGAGACGTCGTGTCGATGGCCTGCAAAGCCGTATACACCACATGGAGCAAGCCAAGGAAATGGAATGTCCTAAGTGTAATTACATATGGCGTCCAGGTGTTTCTGATAATGAGTTAAATGAATCTAAGATACAAGTAGAACATTTAACCAATGTCTTGGAAAGTAAAGAAAGAGAAAATGAAACCATTGTTGAGAAAATTAACGCCTATCAACAATACGTTCGTGATCTTAATCGCCTGCAAGCTATTATGGAAAGCTACCCAAGAGCAAATCCATTATGGAGTCAGGTTAAGCGGGATAAACATTACGATACTGCGCCACTTCAGATTCTTCATACCTACGAGAGCTTTAAAGACTACGTCATGATGTATCGTGACGAACAAATCATTGATTCAGAGATAGCCTTTATCGACGCCTCTATTAAGAAGTTTCATGAAAGTAAGGGCTTAGATGGTTTAGAGGTAGAAAAGCGCATAGAGGAGCTTGAGAGGCGTCTCAGTGTGGTTATAGGTCACATCGCTGACGTAGACCGTGAGATTACTCGATTAAAGCAGGGTAAAGCGGTATTTGAAAGGTTCTTTGAAGATCAGAAAGTTGTAAGCGATGCTTTGGTAGATTTAGAATCTTTACGGGATCAACTTATCGAAGCGCAGCGTCAATCGGTAATAGACAACGTATTGCGAGAACGCCAACAAACACTTTCTACACTTAACACGACACTAGGTCAAAAGAACACCCTTGAGCAGATGATTGCTGAGTTAAAAGAATCACAAGAACAGCTGACCAAAGAAACACAAGGCTGGCAGGATCTTCAACACATACTTTCACCATCAACGGGTATTATTGCTGATCAGATGACAGGGTTCATTAAGTGTCTATTAGACCAGATGAATACCATCATTGGTAAGGTATGGGGGCACCGTCTACAGGTTATGCCATGTGCTAACCAGGCGGGAACATTAGACTATAAGTTCCCATTCTTAGTAGGTGATGATGATCATCCTGTTAGCGATATCAGCTTAGGGTCTGAGGGTCAGATGGAGATGATTGATTTTGCCTTCATGGTAACGGTTATGCATTTCATGGACTTACACGAGTACCCGATGCTTTTAGATGAGACTGGTCGTACGTTTGATGCAGTGCATCGTAATCGTCTAATGGGATACATTAAGTTATTGGTTGAGACAGGACAAGCATCTCAGTTATTTCTTGTTAACCACTTTGCTAGTTTTAGTGGAGGGTTTACAAATGCAGAGGTGTGTGTCTTAGATGATCAGAATGTAACTTTACCATCTGTTTACAATGAACATGTAAGCTTCGCAGCATAAAAGCCTAACCACCTAGCCGTGAGGCCGGGTGGTTAGCTTATGCCGTTTACAATACAGTATAAAGATTTACTAAACGCGGTGGTTGTCTATCACGTCTAGACGTAGGGAAACGCATGGGTGTTGCCGCTATAGGTAGATCCATAACCGTGTCTAGTAAAAGTTGTTTCTCTTCTTTAACACGGGCACTTACTAGATAATCGTCAGGTGAGCCTATCAGACTATATTCAGCAATAAGTCCTTCGTTATCCATCAAGATACCTTGAGGAATCTCTGCTGATCTAAACTTACCAGGTAGGCCCGTCTCCTGTAAGCGCTCCTCCCTTAATGCAATGTTATCGTTATCAATGGTGATAATAAAGCTAAAGGGGTGACTTAAATAGCGGCGAATGAAAGAACTAGATTGGATGTCTTTAACCTGGATATTGCCGATGGGGTTAATGAGATCATCTAGCTGGATGTCTTCACGTGATAGCAATACACGACGGATAAGCGGGTAGTGTTTAAAGCTTATCTTAAGTGTGTGATCGCCAACTACTTGGTAGGTGTCATCTAGCACAACCAAATAACCACCAATGCAAAGTAAAACCGTCTTAGTACTAAAGTCCACATCAGGTAACGTCACCATCACTTGTTCATGTGCAGGGATACGAATATCCACTTTAACTTGCTCTTCTTTAATGGGGTGGGTTTGAATCTCACCAAGTTGAGAGAAGTTAATCAGTCCAAAGTGATTGCTGTCTGTGCGTTCTAGTGTTTCACCAGCACGCAATACATATAGACCTTGACTAGATGCACTGACACGATGTACGTAACCATTAACAGTAAAGAGGCTGTGTTTGGCCAACTGCACGTAATCGATACCTTCATGGGTGATTAGTGCATCGGGTCCCATCTTCCCTATGTTGGGACTGTCGATATGTTTAGTATGGTCAGAGCGTTTGACCGTAAACTCATGGTCAAAGACGTCAGCATAGAACACCGATCTAGGATGGTCTATATTTGGAACTGTAGGTAGCCATGGTAAGGTTTTAGTGTTATCTACTAGCCAATCACTTACTGTGATTTTATTATAGCGTAGCGACTTATCTAGGTCGTTTAACGATACTGCGCGTTCTTCGCCACCGACGATTAAAACGAAGATTACATTTTTATAACTTTGAAACAATTCTACAAAGGTCAGATTGGAGACGTCTATCGACTCCCATTGCCGACCCTGCTGTACAAAGGCACGTGATAAGGTATACACAACCTGTCTCCTTTATAGATATCTTAATGGTCTAATCATAGTTTACCTACACGGGGGTTAAATATTATGTGAACCCCATGTATTTTATTAATTATATTTACCTATATTGACCAAAGGAGTCAGTCAGAATGTCAGATCAAAGCTACCTCTACGACTACGACCCAACGGGTCAGGCTGCTTCTAATCTAAGGCGGGACGAGGATCATGTCCTAACGGCGGATAATGGGGATAACTACCACATTATTATTCCGAACATATCTCCCTTTTACAAAGAAGGTTTTATACTCACCCATGAGGATAGTGCTGACCCTTTGAAGCTAGGTAAGGATTACATCTTTACCCATCAGTACACTAAACCTGAAGATAATCTAGGCGGTGATGCTTACGGAAGTGTAACCATACTAGATCGCTCTCTTAATGGTAACTTCACCATTGAAAGTTATCAGGTCATGGGTGGACCTCACAGCCAAGAAGGCCGTGAACTGCTTGAAGAAATTGGAACCCTATCGGCCTTTGCGGATACCCGCACGATGGAAGATATCATCGGGTTACCAGAATTCTACCCCCCATCTGCTCACGTAGTGGATGGTGAAGATTTGACGGATCTTAATCACGTCATTGCAGCCCTTGGGGACATTCGAGCGGCTATTAGCGGTGAGTATAAAGCTAACCATACTCACGCTATCGATCAAATCTTAGGTTTGGAAGATCGACTCAGTCAAATGGCTGTGGTTAACCGGTCTCACAAACCTGCGCCTGCTAATGGATATAGCTTCGCTAACCAAGTAGGCTCTGTGGCTATTCGCCTGCCTAAGCTTAATAATGCATTGCGTGTTACTGTTGAAGTTGCAGTATTAAGTGAAGACGAACCTACTATCTATTACCTTTCAGGTTTAGTTGGTAGCCGTTATCAAACGGTAGCAGGTGCTAGCTGGGAAGATACTAAAGCGACTTACCAAGGTCACCGTCACGTCCTGGACGCATTTTTCACCTATGACGTTGATAACTATCCCACTATTTATTTAGGTAAAGGTGATACGTGGAGCAACCATCATGTGGTTATCCGTTCGATCACTATTGGGACGACCGTACCGCAGATTTACAACCAAGGCTACGTGGTCTATTTTGCCAATGATGTGACTGGTGAAGCTACGCTTGTTGAGAAAATCTTAGGTTTGGATCGTATAGAAAGTCGCCTGACCAAGCTAAGTTTAAACTCGTTTTATCCCGGGCTATTTAAGCACATTTAAAACGACCATCTTATTCACTCCTATTTTCTGTTTGAGGTGCCCTAATGGCCGATAATGATACTACGACTAATGAAACACCGACTGTTAGAGAGTTGGTCAATGGTCAGTACGAACGACTCAGTAAACTTGCTGATGCATCGCGTACGTCCGAAGATATGTTCTACAATGCTAAGGCATTGCAGGAGATTCAAAAAGCAGACATATATAGTCTAACCGAAGCAGCCATCACAGCTGCCCACGATGCCGCTCATGCCCGTGATGAAGTTAACCAGGCTGTTATTGATGCACAAGCGTTTAACATCCTTTACGAAGAAGGCCGCGTTGCTCGTACCATGGTAAACGACATGGCACCTGATGGTGACTTAACACCATGGTCTACCTGGTTAGCAGATGTGCGTGATGAAGCAGTAACACGTACACTTCCTTCTGATGAGGCGATTCTTGATGGTTCTGAGATTATCATTAAAGATCGTTACGGTCGCGCTAGCAATAACGCTATTAATATTGCTGGGCCGATTGAAGATGTGGCTGATGAAGATCCATTAACAATTTCATCAGATTACGGTTGGGTTTGGTTACGTTGGATGAAGGCGGAATCAAAATGGATTGTTATCGCTGGTGCGGTATAATCACTGATCATAAACACATCGATGGGTAGGGTAAATCCCTACCCATTTATGCAATCTCACTAAGGAGCGGGTTATGTTACCTGAATTACAAAAGTACCCCTTTGATCCTACAGCGGTGGCATCAACCAACGCAATCTCAGGTGAAATTGTCACCTTAGACACGGTGAGTAAACAGATCATCGTGCCCACCCATACCCCTTTCTACGCGCAAGGTTTTACCCTTACCCCTAAAGGCGGCAACCCTCTTGTACCTGGCGACGATTATAAGTTAGTTTACTTGTATCAAGAAGCCACCATGGATACCGGTCATGAAGTTGTGACGGGCGTTGCGTTATTAAACGAGAACCTAACCGTTAACGAATTGATGCTTAGCTACCAAACCGTAGGTGAGCGTTATGCTTCAGAAGCGGCAGCTATCCATGAAGTATTATCCACGTTAAGTGTGTCTGACATGACAGTCTACTGGGATGATATAAAAAACAAGAAGACGGCTTATCCACCAGAAGATCACAAGCACAGCGGCTACGACTTAGTTGGCTTAAGTGAACTGGTAGAAAGTATTGGTAACGTTAAAGATGCTGTAGATGTGTCTAACGAGGCATTTGTCACGCAGATCCTTAAACAACTTGCCAAGAAAACGTCTGATGTGGGTCATGCTAAATTGATCACTCAAGATGAAGCAGCTTTTTATCCTGGGGATTACACTGGCGCGTTACGTTTATTGATTGATCGTTCTATTGATCAAAATGCCATCAACGTTGTTGAGTTTGAGATAATCTCAGCTAAAGGAGTGGCGCGTTACTCCCTGTCTTATAAAGAGATAGAGAATGATGTAACGTTAATACATCTGCATGGCTCAGAGCTATCGGGTGAGCGTATCAAATACCATTTTGAATACCTTAACCCACTGCGCAATGCACTGTATATCGAACTTGACGATAATGAGCAAAATTGGGATGACATCCATCTTTGCGTAACACGAATGACAACCTCTTGTCTTAATGGGGAAACATACAGAACAGGATGGTTGTGGGGTAAGAACCCAGACCTTACGGATAAAGAATTACGTCTCGCTGAGACAGAAACTAAGAATCTTCTCCAAGAGATCGAAGAAGTTAATACTGAATGGCGCAACTACGTTGACCGTCCAGAGAGCTTCTAAAAAATATCCTATGAGTCTACAGTAGTACGTGTACATTAGAGGCAGTTTATCGTCTTAATGTTGTTAATTTAAAAGGTGTCAAACATGCCTTACGATTTATATACACTACTACCTGTATCCGAAGATACTACGGAGATAATAGAACGTTTTTATTACCCGGCCTTCGGCTTACGTGATGTGATTTTTGCTACTAATGTATTTGGTCGAGAAGACAATGCAACCCAGCAGCAGTATCGCGCGTTGGCGTCAGATACGGCACACAACGCCTCACTATCGCGTGATAACTTTAGGACAGATAGAGGTGATGCGGGGGAGTTTAAACTCTACATGCAGCTTGACGGGAAAGGGATATTAAGTGCACTGCACGGAATGAACCAACCCATGCGTATCCGTATCACAATCGATGGCGAGCAAAGTGTTACTTATACTAACAACTGGAACTATCGTCATCTTATCTGGGGTTATTGGATGCAGGGTTCAAGTCAGGATTCAGCTGATGGTTTTTTCTTTTATAAAGGAAGGGAAGCTATTACAGAAGAATACCGACAGAACTTCTTTAGAGGTGGCGTTCACTTTGAAACGCAGCTTAAGATTGAATACGCCAACTTATACAGCTGGAGTTCACGTCAAACATTAAGTTGCGATTATCTTTTAGGAGACGAGATGTGAGTGGTGTTAAAACAATAGTGTCGACTGAAAACCTAAGTCGACCTGGTGAGCAACCAGCCGACGGTGATCATTTAAGACACACGTTTTCTGATGCCACGGCCAAGGTTGTTGTTTATCGAGAAGAAAGTTTGGAAGCAGTGGAGTCCGATACGTACATTATATCGGTTGCCTCTCTCTTAGATCGTCTAGACATAGATGATAAATTAGAGACTATTTACGCTATGGCGCAGGAAGGAACACGCGCCACACCGCCAGACATGACGCTTTATAAGTATCTAACCAACATCCGAACGCGAGAGTTTATTGATCTAAACGACCCTCGTCTACGTCCGGTTATTGAATCACTAGGGTTGTATAGCGAGGCAGACTTGGAAGCTATCTTCGCACCGGCAACCCAAATTGAAATCCCATCGGGAATATAAGGAGACGTTAATATGGGCTCAGTAACCACCCCCGGTGGCACGACTTTGAATCCATTGAAAATACGTCGCTCGATTACCCCCAACGCAGTGCCAACCGCACCGTTGTTGGACGAGGGTGAATTGGCGGCTAATTTAAAGGATTTAATTCTTTATACCAAGGACAACGATGGTAACATTGTTAAGCTAGGTCAGAACTACGATGCCATATTGGCTGCTCACTTTCAAGCAAGGAATCCTCATGGGACTACTAAGGCTGATGTGGGTTTAAGTAATGTACCTAATGAGAACTTAAAACCTCTGTATTACTACAATTCAGGTTCTCTTACACTTAACACACCGCGTATCATGACTCGCATGGATTATGCAGCGGCGGCTAACGTTACTTACACGATAGATGCCTCTAAGTATGCTGTTGGTGACCAGTTTGAAATTGCCCGCCTAGCAGACAGTGCCGGTGAAATAACCGTTGCACTTAACGCGGGTGATTGGCTGATAGATGGTTCACGTAGCGCGACGGATTTACGTATTCATGAGCAGACGTTCATGGCCATTCTAACAAAAGCACAGGCGGATCTTTGGACTGTTAAAGTTCAATACGTCTAATAAGATTTTTTAATTAGGAGTATCTACTCATGACTAACTTAGCCAATCGGCTCCCCGATAGTCAACCACCTCTGTCGGCCGCTGCATTTAATGCGCGACGTGACATCAACCGCGACAAGTACGCTGCATCAGGTTACATAGAGCCTGGACGTCAGTATAAAGGCGGCTTTGCCGAAGATATTATTGGTCCTGGTGGGATGTGGACGTCTTCAGCTATACGTCAGGCGATTCGATTTGGTCGTAATAGCCGTGACGCTGCTGGGTATTCATTTAGTGGTAATCCAGTTTTCCATATAGACGGTCTAATTATAAACATGGTGGGGTTGAACTGGGTTAATGAAGAAAATAACCAGATTAACCTTCCTCCAGCCCCTATGGGGCATCAGGAGACGACAACATTAACAACGCGTGCATATCGTCAAGGTGACCATGTAGTAGTGGGTAATGATATCTACGTGTGTGTTCATCCAAA